GGTGACCAATCCGGCCCCCCTAAGGGTGACCAATCCGGCCCCCCTAAGGGTGACCAATCCGGCCCCCCTAGGGGTGGACGCCCGTGCCCCCCTAGGGGTCGCCGTTTTTGCGAAAATTCTCGCTAGCGCTAGCGCTAGCGCTATTAAGCGCCCAGAATTTGGCGCGTTTTTCGGATCGGCGCGCGAGTGGAGTCGGTCAGAATTTGGCGCGTTTTTCAGACCAGCGCGCGAGTGGAGTCGGTCAGAATTTGGCGCGTTTTTCGGATCGGCGCGCGAGTGGAGTCGGTCAGAATTTGGCGCGTTTTTTAGACCAGCGCGCGAGTGGAGTCGCCCAGAATTTGGCGAGTTTTCCACTGGATGTCTGTCGCAGGATCGGCTGAGATTCTGCGGAGCACTGGTGCTCCAGTCCGCCCTGAATCCCTGCAGAAGATCGTGGTGCTCCGCGCATAGAAAACCCCTGGCAAACATCCAGCTGTTGCGAGACGATCTGTCAGGGGCGCAGGGGGGGGGTATCTATTTTGAATCGCGAACGACTTTTTTGGGTGGCCTGCCGGGGGCTGCGATTGGCGGCAGCTTAGACCGTGCGGTCTTGCTCAGTGCTTGGTCGAGCATGGCTGCTGCCCACTGGCTTTTCTTTGTGAACCCGGCCACTCGAGCAGCATGCTCCCAAGCAGCCTGACGAGCACCGTCGTCCGCGACGTTGATTTGCAGGTTTGATATTTTAGTCGTCACTGGTTTTCTCCGTGGTAAGAAAACATAATTGAATTACTGTCAGCTGGATTGTTGAACGCTTCAGGCAACTGCTGCCGCATCAACTCCCAGCAGTGCTCTGGCTCCTCGAGCGAATCAATCGCATTCCAAAGCCGAGTGGCATTCACCAGCCAGCGATTCGTAACTGGAGTGCGAGTATCAAAATCTTCCATCGCCTGTAAAAAGATTTTCGCACAAATCCTGCGAACCTTTGTCAGTGTTTCGTCCTGTACCAACAGGAACCAGAAATGTTCTTTAACTCTGCCCATGAGATCTTCCTTGCTAAAAGTTACTAGTTGCGCTACCGTGATGTCGGCCAGCTGGCATTAAAGGATAGACTAGCCAAGAATCAATTGCAATAGATATCTTGTAAATTTATTGGAATTGACCTGATCAGTAAACCACTGAAAATTTGTTCAGCGCACATCTGATCAATGAACACCTGATCAGTGAACATCTGATTAGATGTACAAACGTACAGGTACGCCGTTTTTGCGAAAATTCTCGTGCTCGCTCGCTCGCCTATAGGCTTCCCAGAATTTGGGGTTTTTTTTCAGCCGCAGCGAAGTATCTCTGCCTGAACCCACAACAATTCTTCTGTCCACGCCAAGGGACATTCGCGGTCAGCTTTCCACTTGGAAAACATCGCATTCAGGATCGCTTCTTCTCGCACTCTCAGCCAAGCTCGCCGCTCTTTAGTTGGTAGGTAATCAACAGTCATTATGAATCCGGGTATGTGGGGGATTGGGGATCAGATTCTGCTCGATGTTCTGCTAATAACCTTTGAGTTGTTGCTCGTTCCGCCAGCCACCAGTTCGCTATTAACTTCTTCAGAAAGTACCACGCGACTTGCCGAGCAGCAAACCACAGTACCACCCCGAAGAGACCCCCGGGGATGATCCCACAGGAAATGCCCTTCTTAAACGCTGCCCGCGTCTGAAGATCAATAACCTCTTGCTCAAACACTAAGCCAGTTGGGTTACTACTCGCCGGATGATCAAACCAGCCGTCAGCATATAAACGAGCTGCCAACTCTAAGCACATCGATTGCCTTTTAGGCGGGACATCACTGTCGTGCAACGCATCAGCAACGGCACAGCTCATCTGAGCATTACTGGCCAATATTGACCGAGACTGCGCTGAAGTGAATCGCGTTGTCATGGGATTACTCTTCCTCGACAGTGCATTCACCCGACTCGACAATATTGGAGATTAGTCTGTTGTTACCTCTGTTCCAGGAAGGGGCATAAATAGATGTAAAAAATTCAGAATCGGCGATGATAACAAGCCGCCCTTTGCCCACATACTCAACCATAGCCCAATTTCCAGATAAGGCCCGCCCTGACCGGTTACGCGATATCCTCCCCGGTTGTGAACTTATTTTAAAATCATAACAATGATCGACCAACGGGTCATTACCAAATGGCGGGGATATTCGCCGGGGTATGTGGTCATGATATACGGTCCAACGCATATCAGCACCAATTGCCTCAAGATACAAATTGCACTCGTCAACCGCGTTTTGACCATCCAGCAGTGAACCCGCCTTTTCGAGACATACAACAATTGTTCCACCGCGACTCAGAAAGACAATGGAAGCTGTCGCGTCTGACGGAATACTCAGCGACCCGCTCGCGGGATTGAATCCCATGAACACGGTTCCCATCTCTTCTGTTAAAAACCCATCGTTCCCTAGTCCGTACAGATGTTCGTATCCCCGAGGAACCCCGATAGACCAGGAAGAGTCATTGAACCCGCCGAAGAATCCAATCTTATCACACACAACAGTGCAACGGGGGGTCACCGCATCCCAGTAGATATTGTGCAGGAACTGCTCACCATCGCTTCCTAAATTGACGTTTTGTGTGTAGCCGTTCGTGTCCATGATCATGACGATCGTTCCGGGCGGGTCGCCCCCGTTGTCGATCGTCTCGACCATTGCATAGGGATACCCGAGGTACTCCCCCAACACCACAGCGTCTCCTGATGTTGCGCGTCCCATTGCCCGCTGTTCGATCACTGAGACCCCTGTTGTGAGCGGACCACTCATTGAAACTCTTGACCATATCTGCCTACCCCCAGCTTCCGGTGATCCAACCGCGCCCCATTCCGGGCCTATTCGCATGGTGGACCCCATGCCAATGAGGGCGATGTTTGCTGGGTGAGTATCGTCGATATAACCCGGACTAGAGGCGTTGCCTCTGTAATCGTTAATGACTAACACCGTACCACCACCGTTTAAGACCTCCACCGCAATTGCAGTCGGTCCAATATCAAGTGAAGAGTATCCTCTCATAATTACTAATAACGCAACATCGCTAGAATCAAAGTCGTCTGGTTCCGCACCTTGTGGAACAGCAATTTGGATTGCTCCAGCAGGCCAACCTACCGAGGTGAGAATGCTGTTAGCCCATAAGTTTTGGCCGGAAATTGAGTGCCTCTGGTAGTAGGTTGAGTCTCGGGCTTGAGTGCCTTCAGGGGATACACCTGCTATCGCAACAAGATAGCGGCACGCGCCGCAGTGACAACATCGACCAACCAACGTCATTGCACAAACCTCACAGTAAAATCTGGACCGTTCAGCAGAAACCGGACTGTGCGTCCTTCGTCAGTTACACGAATTCCTGACAGGGTGGTCGTCACTTTTATTTTCCATTTCTGCAACCGGACTGACACGGGTGGACTCAGAGTTAATTCGTCACCTTGAAACTTCACCTGCCGATCTTCTCCGGTCCATAGCACTGTCAGCCCTGCTGTTTCAATTTCAATGGGATCACCTGCCATCAGAGTTGCGAGAATCTGCGGGATCTGTTCTGGAACAGACAGGTCTTTATCGAACAGTCCCGTGACCGGAAACTCGTGATCTTCGACGGTTCTTGACAAGTGCTCGGAGAACGCTGCAACCACCGCATGTGATGACGGCTGGCTGTTGATGGTTGCGACAACTGATTCCGAATCTGTCACAACTGGAGTCGGCGGATTAACATCGTTCCGCTCAAGAAACGCGAACAAAGACTGCCGTGTCTGGCTTCCTTTTACCCTCGCTAATTCTTTCCCATCGGGACTGACAACGACCCATGCCGGGATTGATTTTGCATATGTAATCCCCAAATCTTTTGCGTAATTTGGGCGGGACGCAATATCAACAATTGTGACTGGCGATCCACTTCCGGCATCGCCGATGAGGTCACCGCAGTTTTTCTTTGATTGACGACATGGTCCGCACCATGCGGCTGTAATCATGTAGCACTGATTTGCCTGAACGGTAGCGGCGACGACCTGATCTTCATGCGACCATTCGACTACAGGTCTTTTGTTTTTGCCGTCCAGAATTTCCTGCATTCGTTTTTGCGCCGCCACGTAACTGTCTGTCGCGAGAGCCGGGGCAAACCCCAGAAACACTGCAACGAGAATGACCAAATGATTTACCATACCAGCTCTGTTTCCCAATTAACTTTTCTCGGCTCTGGATCGCTGAGATCTGACATGCCTGCAATGACTGTGTGCTTATGCTCTGAGAAGTCTTTCACGAACCGGCGAGTCAGGAAACAGAATCCCTTTTTCCATGATCGTTCACCGTGCGAATTGACGGCGATTAGCAAGTCGTCACTGTAAGTCTTTCGGGAACAATCCCAGCCGCAGATCATCCATGCGTGACCGGATCCGCCTGACCGAAACCTGTCGGCAATTCCGTCTGCATTTGGCGACCAGCGTCCCCAACTACCACCAACCATCACAGCGCCTTGCCCGGATCGCAGGAAGTTCAGGACTGCGTCGAAGGTCTCAAGGAAGGCTGAGTATCCGATTTTGTATTTGGCGGCATGGGCTTCCGCTTCGGCTGGAATGTTAGTGGTGTATCTGGGTGGCAGCGGGTAATCAGCTCTCCCATCTCCGCTCCAGTCAATGGGGCAGAACCCTTTTTGCTTTGCGGCCTTCACGTTGCCGTGGATGGTGCTGCCGGCATCACGCCCGTACAGCCCGCGTGAGTTTTTTTGCGCCCAGATGTAGGAGGCATGTCCATTAAAATGAATGATTTTCTGTCCGGCTGATTGTCGGTTGAAACACATCTCACCGACTGACGATGCGGCCATGCCGGCACATCGGCCAACTCGTCCCTGATTCTCGACTCTCCACGGGATTGTTCTTGGATCGTATTTAGCGGGAACATCTCCACGCATGGGCATAGACTCGAAATCGAAGTCTACCGATTCGTTTGCAACGGCATTGAGGTCTTCATCATCAATTGCGTAGCCGGTGAATTCTTCGTCATTCGATTCCAAGAGTCCCATCTTTCAGCTTAGTCGCAAACCGAGCGACGAACTCAGGCCCACTGGTCGCCGCTTCTGCAGCCAGTTGATGAATCGGTTGCCACGCAGCTGATCTGGCTGCTTGATTCCGTTCGTTGATCCACGCGAGTTGTTCAGCATCAGAGCTGAAATCGATGCCGGCCATTTCCATCCAATTATCAGCCAGCAGTTGTCTGTAATCAGATGCGAACTGATCGTACAGGTCTGGCTGCTTTCTTGGCTCTGGAGACTTTGACGCCTCCAGCGGCAGGAACCAAACAGCAACACATGCGATCAGCACGAAATATCTCATGGCTTTTTCTTTGGCAGTTTGCGAATCAATCCTGCGTGTGTCCTAATCGCCATCCATTCGTTGAGCAGTTTGATTGATTTCTCACAACTTCGGTGGCGACTATCGTCGATCAGCTGCCTCCATGCGGCGTCCATGTTTGGCCGGACTTTATAGGCTTGCGTCTTCTTTGGTCGCACCCAATTCCAAAATTTCGGGATATCTCTGCGTGACCGGAACAACATCACTGCAGCGACAAAACCGCTGACAACTTTAATGCCGAGAATCACTGCTGGCGGGAGTTCAATCTCCATCAGGCTGCTCCAGTCCCAAGTTTGCACCCACTTGAGCGTATTCAAACACAATCTTTACCAGAGGAGCCAGGAAGGCCCGTAACTGGCTTCCGACAAATACCTGAACCATTTGCGGCAGTGGAGCCATCGCAGTCCTCACAGCCCCCGTGAGGGTGATCTCAGTGAACTTCTCGACTTCCGTGTCAGTTAAGCCGTCAGACGCTGAGACCATGAATTCGTAAGCTATGGGCGGAATTGACGGCATGATCAATTCCAAGCCGTACCGAATCTTTTCAGCCTCGGCTTCTTCAGACCAGATGCCGGGAATGTTGATCCTAGCATTAAGTTCCGGAACCAGCTGATCGATTGCTTCCTGCTGCGTCATTGCCATGCTTTAACTCCGTTTTGGGTGACCTCACACTGTACCAACTGCTGAAGTCAAGTCCAAGACCGTGTCTGCGAGAATGCTGGCACTTCAATTTCTATGGGGGTCCGCATATTGTAATGTGAGAACGCGAGAATGAGGGTCGAGAATGCGAGAATGAGAAAAGAGAGACAGGAGGTATAGTAATAGATTAAATAATATAAATATTTTATATATAATATAAGGAAAACACTTCTCATTCTCACTTTCGCATTTCAAATCCTCTATTGAAATGCCCAGTATTAGCCTTGCACTACGATGATTTCTCGCTGATCGAGAATGAGAAAATGAGGCTATTACTATTTCTATTTCTACCAGATGTTTGAAGTGCTAGCATTCTCGCATTCTCACATTCTCAGATCACCCGCCAACCAGCCGATATGACTTCTGGATTGGGTTCGTATTGAGGTCTTCGCGGCATTGAATCAGACCGGCACCGAGAAGTTCCAGCAGGATCTCATCCCGTTCTCTTGAGTTTTTGACCCACTGAGTTTTCCGGCTCAGTTGTGTTTTAGTCATCCATTCGTTGCTGAGTTTGTTTAGCAACTTTTTCTTTGCTCGTTCCATCGGGTTGTCGGCAATGTGCATATTGATCCGGCTGATCAGTTTTCGAGTCAGGCAGTTCTGCAAGGCAATTGCGTAGTCCGCATCATCTTTCGTGACCACCCATCGCCGTTCAGCAGCGGCCACGATCAATGCCAGCTTTCCCGCCTTCTCGGCTGATCTGCTCCAGATTGCTGCGGATATCACATCCTCATGAATACGTTTCTCAGAGATATTTCTCATATGTCCGACCAAACGCTCTTCAGCTTCTGCGGTCCAATCAACCAGCTTTGGAGTTGGGTTCTCAGTGTTTAGGTTTCCGCCCGGCTCGTAGTCGAGCCACCACTTAACTTGGTCAATGATCTCTTGGGGTGGAGTCTCACGATCCATTCTAAGAGGCACGTTATCTGTAAGACTCACATATCGAGGAGCCTCGAAAATCTGAAGACGCCCTAAAAGACCTTGATGCACCTGGGCGGTACTCATTGCGTTCCAGAGATCTTCAGGCGTACAAGTGCCTGATATCACGCAGTGCGGCTGATTGACGAACGGAATCCGTTCAATATCTGCCAATGCCCGGCCTTTCCATGATGACCCAGATGACGTGTAGAGCTTCAGCAGGTCACTTTCAACAGCCTGTAGGTGCGGAGACATCTTGTTTGCCACCTGCACCAGAAACGCGCCAAACTCATCAATCTGGAAAAGAGTCGCAGGATGCTCAACCATCTGCTTGCTAAGACCGGCGGAGCTACCGATGTCCTCTGGAGCCAAATGCTCCTCAGCATCGCAGGCGATCAACAGGCTCTTGATCGCTTTTCGGGCGTGGTCCTTTCCAGATCCAGTCAACCCGGTGCCGAGGATGTACATATTGGTCCGGCCATTCAGACCGTCTTTTATTTTGCGACCTGTCAAAAAACTCATGAACGCCAAGGCACAGCCGAAAAACAATTCCGGCACTGAGTAAAGGCACGTCTTCTCAAACCAGCGAACGAGGTCACCGACTAGTCCTGGGGCGTTGTAGATCAGCTCAAGAGGAATAGTGTGTTGATCCGGGTTCAGAGATCTTTGGGCGGATGACGGGATTTCAGCATCGCCGAAAGTCAGCTGTGAAAAATCGACGGGGGAGTCAATGACCAGACGTGCATCATTCGCCTTCGTCGCTCGAGCAGTACCATTGGTCATGCCGCTCCGGATCGCCTTCTGCAATTCATTTTCTTCAAGGGGTTCCAGCAGCTGACCATTATAAAATTCACAGTAGCTTTGGATCTCGCCGGCGCTTAACCGCTGACCTTCATGCTCAAGTGCGTGGAGGTTCCCGCTCAACTTAAAAATCGTGTTGTTGCGGTTCGCCCCGGTGGCAGGAACGGCCTCTACATATGCCTGAGCACGTCGCTCCAGTTCTGTCCGCTCGACCGTGACGGGGCGATATCGTGGCTCTACAGCCGGCTCGGGAATGTGGACAGGCTGAGGACTGGTGGCGACATCGCGAGGAGAGAGCAGGAACTTCTCGCAAATCCAGTCAACTGCAGCCTGTCCATCCCCGGCTGATCGGCAACCTGCGTACAGGTTGCCAGTGATCGTCCAGAATCGAGCTTTGTCGTAGACTTCAACCTGCTGTTTCAGGTCGGCGTCAACAACATGCACACATCGTGACCCCTCTTGTTTTTTACCCCGGACGATGAACTTGATGCCTCGACCGCTTGGTGAGACTTCACCGTACCCGACAGGGCTGAACTTAGCGATAAACGGTATCGCCCAGTCGAGCATCTTACCGTTTTCATCGAGGCAGTTGTCCAAGTCAATGCCGCAAAAATCGTCTTCGTCTGAAATGACAAATGCAATGCCGGAGAACTTTTCAGCAACTCGTTTGACCGACTGATAGCTCGCCCATGTCGTCGGGTCATTCGACTTGCCGTATTGGCCATTCACCTGTTTGGGGATTTTGTTCCCGTTGTCATTCGTCCAGTTGAGCCACTGCCTGCGTTCTCGTAGTTCTTTTGGAGGAATCATGATCTGCTCTTTCTATCTCGCATGTCAAATTTGAAATCTTATTGTTCAGCGTGTTGCCATCGATATGGCTGATTCGTGCTGCCCATTCGCCATAGTGCAGCAACCACGCGATCCGGTGAAACGAATAGGTATTTCGATCCACCGTAATGTATCGCAGCTCTCGCCTTGAGCCGCCGATACTCTGCCCAACCGGCTGGCCGGCTTTCGCCGGCTTCCGATTCACTCTGTTATAAATCTCGCCAGTATCTGGGTCATACCTTAGAAGTTGATTTGCCCGCTCATATGTTAATTGTTTCACGCCTCTCCCCAGCTTGGATAACGACCCTGTCGCGTTGGGTCTCTGTAATTTGCCTCAGACCTTTGACTGACCGATAGATTTCAATTGCGTCGTCTCTTAATGTCGCGTCCGGTTTAGAGTCAACATCCATGTCAACTGTGAAGTCATCCGGCGGATCCGGCCAACCCATCAGCAGGCTTGTGATTTCCTGCTGTACGGCAGCAGCCTTGCCCAGTTCGTCAATCGTTTTCGTATTCCACTCACGAATCTGAGTCTCTTCCAACTGCTGCACGGTCGAAAACAACGAATGCAACGCCATGCCGATAATAACAAAAGCGATAAATTCGACAGACCTCTTAAGTGTCATCTGAATCCTCCATGCTTTCCAAGATGTCATCAAAATTGTAGTACTCCAGAAAACGCACCAGTTTCGCCCGTGTCGTCTTCCACTCGAACGTGTTTAGATCCCGCTCTCCTTTAAGCCGATTCGCATCAAACCATTTAGTGACCGTTCGGCGAGGAACGTCACAAATCTCTTTAATGTCATCAACCGTCAGCATTGGTTCGTTCATTGCGTTCCTCCTCCGTAAATGATTCAAGTGCCTCCATACGACCAATCAGATCACGAACAATAGCCCGTAACCGCCGCACATCGCAATCCACAGTCGTCACTGCAATTGGCAAATCGTGCATGTCTGTACTAGCTAGCCAATCTCCATCAGTCTCGTCCCGACCGATGATCCGTCGATATCGGAACGATGGCAATGGTGTCCTTCCAGCGGCACAACATCGAACCCAGCCACCATTGACATAAAATTCATCATCATTGCGCAGGACATCGTCCGGCTTCAGGTCTCTATATCTCATGATCTGCTCTCTCAAAAAGGAACGTCGTCCCAGCCGCCGTCTGCTGGAATCACTGCAGGTTCCTGCAGGTCTTCTGGCTCAGGCCGAGGGTCCATAAAAACGGTCTCACTCACTCTTCGCCATTTGCCGTCACGGGTTGTCTCCAACGCTGACGGCGGTCTGATCGCATGCCGGTTAATCATTTCCAAGGCTTCATCAACCGTTTCAGGAACAGGGTGATAAGATCGCTTCTCCCACCACTGCTCTGCTTTAGTTCTGGCAAAGCCTGAATGCTGGAAGCAGACCCATTCACTCACAGTCTCTGATGCTAAGTTGCCCGTCGTCCCCAGAGGCGTGACGGTGTATGTCACTCGCAATGTAGGTGGAGCCAGCCTGTCTGTCTTTTTTTCGTGTCGGTTGTACGCAATCGCCTGCACGTCCCAATCTTTTGTGTCTTCGATGTCTGCTGTATCAGAATGATTCGGCGCTCCCCGCTTTCCAATCTCTGGCCGAAACCCGCAGTCGAGGCAGGCCAATTCCCCTGGTGGAATGTCGGCTTCGCAGTTGATACAGATCCGGCCACGGCTGTTCTTTTCAGCGGCTAACTCTTCAGTCGTGACGGCTTCTTTCGCTTGGGCGTACCCGTATTCATCGCTGTCAGGATCGCCATGCCGTTTACGGTTGCCGCCGTAATCGAGCAGCAGGCAATCTTTCTTTCCGGGATGAACTCGGAAGCCGCGACCGACCATCTGAGCAAACAGTGATAAAGACATGGTCGATCTGTAGAGCACCAACCCGTCAATTCTGGGTGAATCGAAGCCTGTTGTGAGAACCTCGCAATTAACCATCATCCTCAAGGTGCCGGTCTTAAACCGATGCAGCATTTCCCGCCGTTCCATCGGCAATGTCTGCCCTGTGACACAGCCCACGACTTCACCAGTGAGTTCCTCCAGTTTTGCTCGAACGTGCTCCGCATGCTCAACGCCAGAGCAAAACACTAAGATTGATTTTCGATCAGCAGTCAGCCGGACCGTCTCTCGGCATGAAGTGTCAATGAGGTTTGGTTTGTCGAATGCCCGTTCCAGTTCCCCCGGCACGAATTCCCCGCCTCGGATCTTCACGTTTGATGTGTCTACCGTCGCCGTTGGCTTGGTTGTGATCGGCGACAGGTAACCTTCTTTGACCAGAGCTTGCGGCTTGATTTCGTAGCAGATTTTACGGAACTGCCGACCTCGTCCGGCAATCGGGCCGTCACCCAATCTGTATGGCGTTGCCGTCAGGCCAATACGTGCCGCTTTGGGGTGCGCCCGAAAGACTTTCGCATACATCGTCTCATCTTCAGGTGAGATCAGATGTGCTTCATCGACGATGATCAGGTCACGTTTGCCAACGACATCCGGGTTCCGAAACAGCGATTGAATACTGGCGACGATAATCTGACTGTCGGTGTCTTTTCGCTTGAGACCTGCACAGTAGATGCCAACAGGCGACTCGACCATGTGCTCGATCTTCTCAGCGTTCTGTTCGAGAAGCTCTTTCCGATGGGCAATGACTAATACCCTGCCTCCGGTCTTGACGGCTAACCGGCACAGCATTCCGATGATCAGACTTTTGCCAGCTCCAGTGGGCAGCACGATCAAAGCCGCCCCTGCGAGTTTGCAGATGAATTTCCAAGCCGCGTCAGTTGCTTCAGTTTGATAAGTTCGTGGTTTCATGGTTTGCCCTGATTTGTTTATTTGCGATTCTGCGGGATTCGCCTTGTCTTTCGTGTTTTCCGTCGTCATAATCTGTCACTTCTTCTGTTAGACGATATGATCACTCCATCGTCGTGCGGACTTGACGTGTCTACCGTCGCAGTCGAAATCTGAACCGCTGGCAGCTCATCACTGTCAGCGGTTTTTCTATTTGCTGGTTCCTAACACCCCTGCTCGTAAAAAACCGGCCACCCATTGGAAGCTGAGCCCCAACAGGCGACCGGGCGTTGCCAGTCTGGACAGAGCTGGCACGGCATCCATACCTACGCTTCCATTAACTCATCCAAGGTGGCTTCTCAGCCGACCCATCTTCGAGTTGTGCCTTAAGCTCCGACAACGGCAGGTAATCTTTGATCGAGTTACGATCAGCATAGCCGTTCGTCCCTTTTTCAATTCCGACCACGGCCCCGACCGGCTTGTCATGAAGTTCGGACGTGTCATTGGGTCGTGAGATACCAACGGCATTACAGATCTTCGCGAAGTCAGAGCGACCGCGAGCCTGCCCTTTCGGCTTGGTTGAGTGAGTCCACGTCAGACGATCCCACAGCTTCCGGTTCTGATACTCGCCGTCAATCACGACCAACTCGAGAGCGATATAAGTGCTCGCCTTATCGCGAGCCGTTTTCAGTTCACTGCCAGTGATGGCGACCTTGTATGCCCCAGGAGGGAGCGGCTCGAAAGAGCTAGTCACAATTTCCTGAGTTGCAGCATCGAAGTCGCTGCCCGATAAGTTACCAGTCATTTGTTCACTTTCTTTGGTTTGGTAGTAGGGTGATTATCAATGATAGCCTGTTCGTAGATTTTCCAGTCACATGGAATTTCGGCTGGTAGTTTCAGCCGGCTCTTCGCCAGGACTGCAGGCGATTCCTGTGTTCTGATATACCGTTCCGAGTCACCGAATCCAATGCCTCGTTCCTGGCCGAATCCGCTTTCTTCCTTCCGAGTGTAGACCCGGAAGTTCAAGTGAAAGCATTCGTCAACCCATTCCTGCCAGAGCAGGCTGGCAAGCGGATGCAAAGCCGGCCCATAGCGGTCAAAGCTGTCACCATCCGGTGGTGAAAACTTTTTGATATCACTATGTGCAATCGCGATGACTCCGCAGTTTCGAGCTTCAATCAGATAATCAAGAGCCTTGATCACCTGCTGCCATTTCCCGAGCGCCTGCTTATAGCCATTGCCGTAAGGTATGTCAGCAATCGATTCAGCATCGCCTCGAATCACATCATGGACCAGCGTCTCAAGCCAGTCGAGCGTGTCGAACACAATCCAGTCCAGTTCCTTCGGCTCTTTTGACAGTTCCATCAGAATCGTCAGCAGCTCACTGAACGATTTGATGCGATCAGTCGAACGGCAATCGATATCGTTTAGACCGCCCTCGAAGGAGAGGAACACATGATTTGGAGCACATGCCGCCCATGTACTTTTCCCTGTTCCGTGAGGACCGTACAACAATACTCTTCGGGGTCGTTTCTGCTTTCCTTCTCTCAAAATCATTTCGTCGCCTTAGTTAAATTGGTTAAAGTTGAAAACAAGTCTGGTTTGTTTTTTTGCCAAGTCACCTCCGTTCCATATTCACGGCAGTCCGCTCTCGTGATCCTGCGGACTTCCGCTGATTTAAATTCGTTCCAGAATTTCATCTCGTGATGAATCGGAAACCACCAAGTCTCTGCGACTTCCGACTTGGTCTTTAATTGCCTTTCATTCCAGTGGATGAGGAACCCGCATAGTGCTCCAAACTGACTTCGTTCGAGCATGTGATCTGTCTGACGTTTCTTCCGATCTCGATAGGGAGACAGGTTGAAAGACGCCTGACTACAAACCTTGCAGTCGAAAATGATTTGCCGATTGTCGCCACTCAAGATTCCTTCAAAGTCAGGTAATGATTTCATGGCGATAGTTTGGGTCGGCCCGACCCTCACCGCCTGAACTCCGTATCTGCCGATAGATCCTTTGTCACCCAGTGCTCTCGCCCAGCGTGCGACCAGATCTTCAAACTCCTTTCCCGTCATCGCCACAGCCTTCAAAAAGTGATGGGGCCGGGTCATTTCGTCGTTCAATCTTTTGCAGCATGTGATCGTACATCGCAACGCCTGAACCATCGCAACTGTCGGCCCCCAGTGCCGCAAAATGATCATATCGTTTCGGCGTATTCACTCGTCCCACATGGACCCACTTACCCAACGTCTTAGCTGTCCGCACAATATCCGCTGCCGCTTGGCTGTCTTTCCACGGGTCGCCACCTCCAACAAACAAACAAGCCATTTCGCACCACATAATCGACAAATCTTCCATTCCATCTTGGGCCACTAATGCCGCTTTATCTCGCCACTTTGTCGGAAACAATTCGGCACGATACCGCCACAACTCTAAGGTGCGGCGTCCTGATCCTACAACATCCGGGCATGTCACAAACAAGCATCTGTCCCGGTGCTCCGATTGCCTCTTCAGCAATGACTGAAATGCCTGTCTTGGAAACCCACTAAAAGCCCCGTTGTCAATAGCGTACTGCCCCCCCCAGTCAGCATACCGTGTCAACGGTGTAAGCAACTGGCCCATCACTAACGCCGACTGTTTTTTTTGCGTCAACTGTTCCGGCGAGTTGTCCATTAAAAACTTCATGATTGTTCCTGTTTCCAACGTCGCCGCCGGTTTTTGATTACTGCCACTTCCACGTCTGTCAGCAGCCACAGCCAACCGTGCATTTGTCCTATCGTCGGCCCTGTCTTCTGCCGTGATTCGCGGCAGATTTGCAGGATCCTGCTTGAAGAAACGCCGCAGATTTCTCCGGCCTCTTCAGCGGTGTAAATCGTTTTCACGTTTGTCACATCAATCATCGCCAAAGCCTAACACGCACACTCATAATTGGCCCAGTCGCGTATGCGTCTGCAACCAGCTTCATCCTACGCCTTGGGCGGCACGACCAAGTCACGTTCTGTCCAGGCCTCCCAAATCCACATCCCTCAAACCGAGCACCGGCTCGCCACGGATTGGCGATGTGGTAGGGTGGATGCCACCAGTACCCTCGCGGCTGCCGCACGATCCAGTCAGCTCTGGCCTGTGCCGCCTCCTGCGGAGTTAATTTCTTTTGTGGTTCAGCAGCGCCTGCTGTAGCAACCAGACCCATCAGTATCGTTAGAACTAAAGCTTTCACTCTCTATCTCCTTATCTGATTTCAGTGCTCACGCCCTGTGGTGAGCCACTAGGCTGAGTCCATGGGTGGATTGAATCCAGTGTCGGTTCGTGCCGAAAGAACACGATATCAAGCACGTAGTCTGCCGGCAGGTCGCACTGAGTACAGATCATCTGCAATGTCTGCTGGTGATCGTACCAGCGAGACCGCACTTCCATGATCTGCAGATTGACCGCAATTTCTCGGCGTTTTGCGCAACTGATGGAATCAGTCAGTGCTTCGTAGTCACTCACTACCACACTCCATCAAAAACATGGTGGAGCCATCGTCATGCTGATGGATTTCAACGGCAGCATAGCCGCAGGCTCGCAGGAAACACTGATCGTCAACTGATTGCTCCGGGACCATCGCAAACAATGGGCCTCGTTTGGCACATCGTGCTGTAGCCAAAGCCTTGCCAACTCCGATGCCGCGACATTCTTTAGCAACAAAGACTCGCTGCAAATGAGTCTCGTGCGGATCCTGCATGTCGTAGGCTGCGTAGCCTATGAGTTCCCCATCTGGCAGTTCTGCTCCCACAAAAACAGTGTCCAGCAGGCTGATAGGGTCGCCGTTGATATTGCTAACAATCTGCTCATCGATTGCGTGAATCCGGCGGAACTCACGAATGACCTTAAGTTCAATATTTGTGTCGTCGTTTGTGTCGTCGTTTGTTTCAATTGCTTGAATCATGATTAAGTTCCTTAGTTGGTTCAGTTAACTCAGTTCGTAAAATCTTTCGGTCGTCAGGTGCTTGAATGCCGATCCGTACTCGTCCGTTTTTTCGGACATCCAAGATTCGGACTGTTATGTCGTTTCCAATTTCAAACGACTGCTCAACTTGTCTGGAAATAACTAGCACTGCTCACCTCCGTGTGAAGACAATAAAAAATGGCTGGCAGCAACGCCCGCCAGCAAAACGACCGACTGGAACAACTCCTAATCAGTTTGCTGCTGCCAGCCATGGCAACAGTAACGAATGCGATATAATCGGTCAACCCAATAATTCAGAGATTTCACAGTCGAGCACTTTCGCCATCTTGAACAGCGAAAGGGCTGAAGGCATTTGTTGACCAGTGACGACTCGACTGACCTGCATAGGAGTCTGCTTGCTGCGTCTAGCCAATTCGGCCTGACTGATACCTTGCTCGCTCATTAGCTTCAGCATTCGCTTCGCTAGTCTCTTACACTCACGATCCATCTTCAGTTCTTCTCCAGCCTAGTTTCCAAAGCACGACGGATAACTCGTGACCAGTGGAATGGATCCACTCTTCGTCCAAATTCCATTCGCAAGCATGCAGCATTTCATGGATTAGTGCTTCAAGTTGCAACCGATCTTTAAGATCTTTGCGAATCCGAATTTGCTTTTTCGGTTTTTCAGGATGGTCACATTCACCATGTGAACTGTCGGCCATTTTTTTAAAAACCAAATCCCATCGTTTGCCGCCGAGGTCAACTCTCATGTCAACAACTTTCCAAGGCTCCCCAGAAATGATTTGCCTTCAATGATCGGAATGTTGACGTGGAGGAAGTCTTCATCTTTTTGGACAATTGCAAACCCATAACCCTGCGACCAATCAGTTGGATCACCATGTCGCCAGTACGGCTGTTGACGCGATAAATGACCGACACTCCACGCGCCAATTTCGCCGTCTTTGACGTTTCGGTCCATGCACGACATCAGTTTGTGGACATGACCAAACACAACGGAAGCACCGAATCGATTCAGCATTTGTTGTGCAGCATTTTTACCATGCCGTGTTCCGTGAGTGATGTAACACCTGCCGGCTTTGATTGTCCCCTGCACGCGGCAGCCGTTGTAAAATCTGCCTTTAGTGATGTAAGGGATGTTCCTTTTTCCCAGCGACAGGACGGCTTCTGGCCCGCATAAATTCCGAAGAAACCCGGCGTCCTTTCCGTGTCGCATTACTGATGAGATAATCCACTTCTCGATCCGCTCTTCGTGATTCCCCTCGAGATACCAGATTTTAGCTTTGGGGCAAATCGCCTGCACTCGATCAAGCAGGGCATTTGCTGCGCAGACATCCTCTTCAAAAGAGTTCTCAGTTTCCGGTATAAACCCGAGCGTATGATGCGCTGCCAGCCATCCGCCGCAGTCCAAATGGTCGCCCATCATGTAGATTTCGCGGGGCTGCAAATATTTCAGGTCGCCAAGAAACGCCTGCAACGCAGCAGGGTCAACCAGATTGCCATGCGTGTCAGGCAGGAAGACGCGAATGAACGCACCTTTACCAGAAGCGCGTGCTCGCTGAGTCGGTATTTTGTGACGTGACTTTCGAGCGTTTTCCAGAGACTCTTCGAGCTTGTCTTTTTGCTCCTGAAGATGCTTGACCTTCTGCTTGAGAGCTTTCACCTGCTCGCTGTCATCGCGGAGTAAATCGTCGGCATCACTTGTCATGCGACCGAATCCAAGTCGCCACCGTGTACGGAGAAACTTTCAGATTAAACCGCTTAACGAAGTTCTTGGCTAAAGGCAACACCTCTAGCCCTTGTTCATGAATACACTTCCGGGCCTCCAACGCAAGGCTTTTGTCAGCATCACTGAGCTTGTCAAACCAGTTTAAATGTCGCTTGGATTTCCTTTCCAATAGGTCGTCGATGTTTGGTTTTTTTGCCATAGTTGGCCTCCAGTTCAGTCGATGTTCAGCCAGTTAGTCCGGGTCAACTCCCAAAAGTTCAGGCAGGTTGAATGACCCGGAATCTGGAACTACAAAACTAATCTTTGCCCCGGAAGTCGCAGCAGAACCAAAGACACTTGTCGTCGATGCCGTGCCTCGCCATACGTTATAAGTGGCCCCCCGGATCAGATTGGTAAACTGAACTTCCCCGGACGAGTCTGATGTCTGCGATCGGATCGCCGTGTCTAACGCCTCACCCGCAGTGCCGGGACCAGCAGTTAATTGCAGACTGATAACGATTGACTGCTCCAGAGCATAGTTTTCATCGCGTACCACCATAACACCGGTTGAGGTAAGTGAGCCGGAGCTTGGAGTGATCGCGTTCAGCGCGATGTCGTAGCTAAATGATCCGGTTCCTGTGACGACAGTCGTCCCTGTCTCGCCGGAGTATCCTGTTTTTGTTAAAGCGTAGGAGTAAGTGGCGGCATCAAGAGCAAAGACTGCGTTGCCAGATGCGTTGGTCTGTGCCACGAAGACGTTTGCGCCTTCGGTTAAACGTACTGCAACATTCTCCAGATTCGCAGGAGAACTTTCAGTGTCTTTCACGTTAATCGTAACGGTGTAAGCCCCAGCCCCGGCAGTCCCTGCGATAGTACTGCCGATGGCATCCAAGCTGTCGGTCGCTTTAGCGAATGAATCCCAGTCACCGTCTGCAGCTACCATCTGGCCGACAATCGAGTTGTCGGTCACGTCGGATCCGGCGACTGACGCAGAGACCAGATGATCCAGACCTATGTTGGTCAAAGCTAAGTCAGCTTGAGCGTTGACTTCACTTTCTGTGAGAGCAGTGATTGCCAAGATCTCAACAGTATCACCTGTTGCGATAGTAAAGCCGGGAGTGCTGCATGTCACAGTTTTTGATGATCCAACGTAATCCGTAATCCGGACAACACATTTCTGCGTTGCCGTTGTCTGGTCAGTAATGATACACAGGCGATCATTGAACACATCGTTATCGGCAGAACCGGCAGTCAACGTCCATGATGTCTGACTAGCAAGCGTTGCAATCGTCGTCGATTGCAGCAGCATTGAGTCACTGCCACTGCCACCGCCGGACGGTCCAAGTTCCAAAGCGTTTGCCGAGAACTGGGTAACGCCACCATCGCTGACGACTACTTCATTCGCCCAACTGGTTGCAACTCCCGGCTTGACTGCTGGGTTGTAGTCTGTTGCGAATAAGTGATCGAGATGGATGTCTGTTAGAGCAGTATCCATCTGCGTTCGCACCTGCGTCGTTGATACGTTATTCAGCGCAGCCAATTCAGTTTGTAGTTCCGTGAGAGTCGGCGAGTCATAATCTGCGAGCGCTGTGTCAACTTCAGCGTTTACGCTTGCAGCGCTAATCATATCACTGTTTGTTGTGACGACATCAACCAGAGCAATGCGATTAGGACTCGCGAATACTTCAACGATATCACCTGCGGCCACGGTGAACCCTGGCGAGGTTTCCAGATCAACGTCAAAACCGCTGGCGGTATAATCCGCGACTCGTGCCGTAGCGAACTGAGTGCCTGTTGTTTGGTCGGTGATTTTCATCATGTGACCATTGAGTACATCGTTGTCTGGCGGGCCTGCAACGAGCGTAAAGTTTTGATTGTCAGTCACCGCATTGATTGTTGTTGTTAGCAACAGGTTTGGTGCTGACGCGCTCGTGACTGCGCTGACTTGTGCATCGAGGTATTTGCCGAATGTGCCGGCTGACGTATGCCCTGATGCAGTTTCATTCCAGATTAAATCAACCGAGGCTGCGTTGAGCGTGACATCCGTCAAGCCTGCACCAGCAGTGCCTATCTCTGCAGTGTCTTCAAGGATATCATCAACGATGCCGTCGATGACCCCGATTTCAGAATCGATCGTCGTAAGCGTCGCTGGGATCGTCGTCCCGGTGTCTTCGAGGATATCATCAACGATGCCGTCGATGACCCCGATTTCAGAATCGATCGTCGTAAGCGTCGCTGGGATCGTCGTCCCGGTGTCTTCGAGAATATCGTCAACGATGCCGTCAATGACCCCGATTTCAGAATCGATTGTGCTTAACTGAGTATCGAGATTTGCTGACGCTAGCCCAAGTGCTGCCCGAGTCTCTGCCGCATTCAGACCACTTCCACTGCCGCTCGGTGCTTCTTCCAACGCATTAGCCACGAATCGCTGAGTTCCGCCGTCGTCTTCGGTGAGGTCAGCTAACAGGCTGCCAGCGGTAGGTTGTGACGCCAAGGCAACTGTAAACAGTTCATCCAGCCGAATATCACTGAGCGCTAAATCTGCTTGAGTGTTCACGTCTGCTGCTGACAGGTCATTGAGCGCGTCGATTTTCGCTTCAATTGATTGTGTATCTGCTTCGACTCGATCTACAACAGTGTCGAGTGCTGCAATCAACGTCGGCACATCATCAGACTGAAGCTCGTTAGTGTCTGCTAATATTGCATCTAGATCTAACCCGCCAGCATCGGATATTGCTAGGCCACCAGCGGCATCGGCAGCCGCATTGGGAAGCGATGTTATCCCCAACCTGACTGCGTCTTGATTATCATAATCCACTAGGGCGATCGTCTGAGGTAATACAATCATGCCAGTCGCAACCGTTCCACCAATCGTCACTTCACCGGCACCAGTGGCGAAAGCGGCATCTGGCAGATCAAGCCGATAGACCCCATCGTCGATATGAAGGAAGCCGCTGTCAGTGTGCGCTGCACTCGCTGATGCGAGAGTGACCAAAGTTAGTGCGACTTTGGCGGCACCCTCGCGACGATACCAAATAGCTATCCCTGCCGAGTTGAAAACCACACCCTCTTCCGGCGTGCCATCAGTGTCGTCTACTATGTAGATGGTCACGCTCTGATCAGTCGCGCCCTTGAGTCGTGGTCGAGCCATGATTCCTATTCCCTAAAATTCTGTTGTGTCGTCTTGATAAGCGCTCGTGATCATCGGCAGCAACTTGCCGCTGGCCGGTGGCGGCGTAACGGTGTAATTGATCACGACGTAGCCCCCTGCCGAATAAAAATCTTCATTGCTCGAACCGAGCAACCTGACTGCCAGGGTCAGGCCGCCGGACATATCAGTCGTTGATGGTACGAAATCAAACCGGTCCCACTCATCCGCCGACGCATCCTTACCAGTGTTGTTTGTATTCCACGTCCCGCCAACTCGCACTGAACACTCCTCCAGATCGTCATCGCTGGTATGCGCCCACAAATTAATTGAGTTGATCGTGCCGTAGGCCGTGGCAGGAATTGCCTGACAATTCATTTCGAGAATTGCACCACTGTTGTAGACCGAAATTGAGCCATACGACGAGTCCTGCGTTGTAGGGCTGTTCGGCTGCACCGCAACCTGACTACCACCCCAACTGCTTCCCTCGTCTGTGTACGTGCCACTGCGAGTCATGAAACTCCATACGTTGCTGTAGTCACTGATCGTACTCGTTGTGTATCTGACTAGACTTGGCATGCTTAGTCCTGCGTCAATATCGCTGCAACATCATCCCACGTCACAGTGTTACCACTATCAGCATCAATCAGCCCGCGCGCCTCATTGTATTTGTCCGCAAGTCGCTGGTGAATTTCGTGCCAACGCAGCGCGGCCTCAACCTGCTCCAACGTGCAAACTGAGCCACGCCCATTTTTCGATTCGTAGACCGACTCACTCCACACTCCGCTTTCTAGAATCTTTTCCGCCAGTCCATCTGGCCATTCATCAGCGGCAGCAATCTGCGGCACGAGTGCCTGAACTGTTGGGTTGCTCAGATCAATACCAGCCCCAGCGAGCATTGCGTTCGCCGCAATCACGCGAGGGCTGGTCGATTGCTGCAGGCTACCAAGCACCGCATCAGCCTCTGCGGCTGTAAGGTTGTTGGTAACCCAATTGCTGTCTCTTCGGGTAGTGTCTGTTTGTGGCTCGCTCTGTTCGTTGAGCGCTGCGACGACTGCTGCGTTGTCACCGATGTGTTCGGCAACTGCGGGCGTGTCTTTGATCAAAAAATACAATTTATTGTCAGTCATCATCAGCCTGAATCCCCTCTTGATATCTGTGCAACTCTTCGTCGCTTAATGGTAATGAATCCCAGTCCACTTTGATTGACTTGTCCCAATTCTGATGAAGGAATTTGCGAATCACCTGTTCACCGTAATATGTATAAACAACATAACAGACAACAAACACAGCCAGACCTGCATAAAGCAAGCACCCAAACGCTTTGCGAAGCGGATGCATGGCTACGCTGAGTTCTTCAGCAACTGATTTAACTTCTCACCATGATCATTAAGTTTGTCCCCTTGTTCGGTTAGTCGTTTGTCGATCGAGCTTACAACCATACTGATAGCAGTGGTCGCGTCAGCAATCTTCTTCTGCGTTTCCATATCTGAGTTTGTTTTTGTCTGCCTAATCGCCAACTCTTGTCGCTGCGAGGGAATCACAATCTTATGAAAATACATCCAGATGATTGCCATTCCAAAAATCAGGATGACCCCAAGAACCCAGCCAACAGCTGTCTGGCCGAGCGGCGAATTTGACATTTCATTAAGTGATTCGTTCATGCCGGGGGACTTCCTAATGCTTCACAATCAGCGGCTTCCAGCATCCACTCGCCATTAATATGCTTAATCCGAATCAGCATATCCTTAACCAGATCAATGCCTTCATACCGATGCGTCAGGGTCTTTTTTCTGTCAGATCGTTCCAGAGCATTCGAGTTGCGGTTTCTTGTTAATATCTCAACCTCTCCGGTTGTAGGAGCTGTCACCCCATCGCTTGGTCCTGAAATATCAGCGTTGCAAATCGCCCAATGTGAGGGAACAGCTGGTGTCCCCCGCTGCCCATTCGACGACTCAGTGCTGTTACGTGTTCGCATGTGAGCACGCACAGTGTCTTTAATCAACTCGGCCATCTCTTCCGTAAAGACTACCGGCATCAGCTAACCCCCGGCAAAACAGAAAAGTCAACTTCTGGGTAGATCTGAAACTCTTTGAAGTGTGCTGTGTTTGGTGAGGGGTTAGATAATTGCGAACCAGACCCGTCTAACGCTACCGGCGAAGTCACCTTTTCACCATCTGCATCTACACAGGGGATTCTTTTATTGGCGTCATCGGGATCTTTTTGCATTAGCCCTGCATCAAGAATCTGAGGTCTCCACCCATCTCGATGTACATGCAACTCAAAAGACAACTCTCGGTATTGATAGCTGCCTCGCAGCTTAACTTCAGAAAGTTCAAATCGTGATATGCGGGCTAACTGCTTCGCAATCGTCAAGCCTGCAATTGTAAATGCACTTGCGTTAATTGAGTTCTGATACGACAAGCAGAATGCAGGTGCGGTTTTATAGTTTCGTTTTACTTTAATTATTAAGTGAGCAGCATCCCGCATTGGTGACGGGTCAGCAAAATAGTCACCTGCTGAATTCATGATCCCTTTGTCGTCGATATCCCGAAACACAGGCTCTTGATAGATCTCACTCGAAAACGTAACAACGGGGGGATCGTCTTCTGGATCTGCTTCCGGCGGCTCGTTTTCTTCGCCAGTGGTTACTTTATATTGAGCTGTGACGGTCCATTGCTTCCATCCGCCTACGCACGCAACAGATAATGAGGTGCAGTAGGCATAGGGATCTCGAGGGTACACGCTCCCAATCACCGGCAGACTCGCATGAGACCCGACATCAAAAACGTCTTCGGTTTTCAACGAAGTCTCAAGCTTAAAGACACGAGTATAACTTCGCGTCCCCGTATCATTTTGACCAGACCGAGCAGAGTAGTCTTCACCGTGGAAAGTTACTGTCATTAGGGAGCACCTGCGATTACTAGGTATTGCCCGTTGTTTCGTTCGCGCTCCGCTTCAATCCTGCGAGCACGCTTCTCTTGTTCTTCTGCAATCTTCCGGGCTGCTGTCTGTTCTTTCAGTAACTTCTTCTGAACTTTCAACTGCATTTCATCTGTCTGAGCACCGGCAGAGTTCAGGATCGTCATCATTGCTTCCGCCGATCCTCTCATCTGAGCACCAGCTACTGAAGCAGTTGATGTGCCGCTAGGGCCAGCAGGACCGCCTTCACTTGCAGTTCGTACTTTACCGACAGGATCCTCCGGCTGCGTATCATCTAACTTTTTAGCAGCCGCTTCAGCCTGCATTTGGTGAAGTGTTGCGAGCCGATCTGACATCATGGTGTCGAGAGAATTTTCTGTGGCATTTATTAAAGCACCTAAAGACTGTTCCAGACCTTGTTCAATGTCCCCTTTTACTCTTTCTGGAATATCTAAGGTTGTTAGAGCAACAGTATTTAGGTCGTCAAAAAGCGGGGTTAAGTCAAGGTTCCACCCTTCACCTGAAATAAAGCCTGTAATCGCTGTCCATACGGCACGGACGTTTTTGCCAAGATTAATGAAAAGCGTGAGCACTGTTTCGATACTGTTGAAAATAATCCCGTGGAAGTTCTCCCCAAACCACATCACAGCAGCAGGAATCATTTCTGTAAAGAAATAAACAACTTTGTTTGCAAACGACACAGCGGCTAATGCAATTGTCTCAATAACAATCTGAAACAAAGTTCCCATGTTGTTCCATGTAAATTCAATGTATGTCATCGCCATCAGCCACAATTCGGCAATCCTGTTAGTCACAGAAGTCCAGTTTTCTTTTAGCCATTCAGTCCATCCATTGATTGTTTCTTTCATTGACTCCATCGCTCCAACCACGCTTGGAGTCAACATCTCACCAAACATCAACGCGATGCCTTCAATGGCCGATTTAAACCTTCGCCAACTGCCGCCGATCCCAGCGTCCATTTCCTCAGAAACACGCTTAGCTTCTCCACCAGCTCCCTCAAGTGCAGCCACTAGAGCATCGGTCTGAACGACGTTGTCAGCTAATCCACCTACTGCCGTCACTCCACGCAGCCCAAAAGCTTCGTAAAACTCTTGCATCCGGTCAGCAGATCCCAGCCGCGATGTTGCGTTTGAGATGTCTGCCATCACATCAATTAACGGGCGGGCAGCACCAGCGGAATCTTTAAAAGCAATTCCAAACTTCTTCTGCATCTTGTCCGCTTGAGATGCGGATATTGTTGCCAGCCGGCGAATGGCTGTTCCGGCGATGGAACCTTTGAGGCCCATTTGGGCCAGTGTCCCCATCATCGCGGCAGTCTCTTCGATTGACATGCCAAGGTCTTTTGCTGGCTTTGCTGCAAACTTCCAACCTTCAGCCAGTTCTTCAACTGTAGTCAGCGTTCGAGTTGAAACAGCAGTGAAGACATCAGCAACCCGACCGGCTTCACTCGCTTCCAGACCAAAGACTCGCATTGATGTTGCCATCAATTTCGCGGCCATTGCACCTTCAGTTCCCGTCGCTCGAGCAAGATTCATCACGTCATCGGTGACATCCATAATCTCCGGAACTTTAAATCCACCTTTGCCGAGTTCCTCCATCAATGTGACGACCTGAGTCGCCGTGAACGAGGTTGTTCTGCCCAGCATCTTTGCGCGATTATCGAGGTCTGCCAGCCCTTTTTCAGTTGCTCGTGACTTTGCTCCTGCTGACCGCAAAGCGTCGTCGTATTCAATGGTCTTGGCTATCGCGAACCCTGTGCCCACAATAGCAGCCTGTGCCATCATCATGCCCGCAGACTTAACCATTGAACCCATTTTTTTGGCTGACGCGCCAATGGCTCCAAAGATTTTACCGGACCTGCCTCCAAACCTAGTTAAGCTTGCAGTTCCGCCTTTCGCAAAAGAGCGGATCATAACCTGCCCTTTAGATAACGACTTAGCGAGGTGCTGAGTGTTACCCATCATGTTAATAACAAGATTTCCGGCGGCACTCATTCTGCTGGTCTCACTGGTTGGGCGATTGGAGATAAGGCGGCGATAGCTTTAGAGGAATCTGCTTTTTCCTCTGGCAGCCATGGCATGCAGATTTCTCTCAAAGCTTCATCACTTCCTAAATCCATCTCTAAGTACTTTCCGATCATGTAGGCTATAAACCCAAGCATACGCTGCGAATGATCAATCGGCATGACTCGATCATAAGCATCCAGCCTGCAAAACTCATCGTGAGTCAAAGCCTGCATCACTTCCTCTGGATGCAGGCTCCCGATAAGTCTGGCAAGTTCATTGCCTAACTGACCTCGCCGATCTCTTCTGAGTTTTTTGCTATCTGTTCCACATCGTCGTTCGACATCCCACATAATCGTTGAGCGACATTGACCATTCGCTCAACTAAGTGAATAGGCTGCTTGCCAAGTGCCTGAATATCCTTTTCAGTCAGCATCGGCGAACCGTCTTCAGTGCAGCAACATGCTACCAGCAATCGTTCCCTGACTTCAGCCATTTTTCTTTTGTTGCTTTTGCCAGACGCTGTTTGAAAATTGTTTTCAAACTTTGACCTGTCAGCAGCAGACATCCCACGTATCCAGATTGATCCGCCCAACTCAGGCAGTTCAACCTTTTCGCGTGGGATGTCAACAGGCTTCAGTAATTGCTCACGAGTAAGTGTCACGTCGTTTCGCTTTCTTAACGAATTCGCTGGCGAGCGAGTTAAGTCCTAAGCTTTCACAATCTTATTCGTCGTCCTCGTCATCCTCCTCGGCTTCTTCTGCTTCGAGTTCGTCTAAGAACTCTTGCTGTTCAGCCATAATTCGATTGTGAACTTGCCGCAAAACACCTTGCTGACCGGGATCAAGTTCTGCAAGTCTTGTTCTGCATTCCTCGTCTATGCATTCAGCATGTCCAGCGTGAACCAGCTTGTATGCATCGGCATGCTCAAGCTCCGTGCCTTCTTTAATAAACCGATTACCGTTTTCGACGAAGCAGATAGAGTCTGGAGCCGTAGGACCAGCCTCCATCGTATACAGCAGTTTGCATTTCATGTGGCGTCACCTCTTATTAGGTAGGATAGACTGGCAGCCCATCACATTTCAGAGTTGAAGAAAATTTCAAACCATCAGACATCGCGGCAGTGACTTCCCATGAAACACCAGCGGAAGTGAAAGTCATGGCAGTAGTGCCAGAATCAGCAAAGATGATTTTCCAGTTGTTATCAGCTGGAGTTGACACAAGGTCTGAAATTGCTTGATGCCCTGCCAAAGCTGGATCGTAAAACCCGCCCAGTGAGACCTCTCCCGCTTCGCTGTATCCGGTTTGGCCGAGGGTCTTACCCACTCCAGAATCCAGACAAGTTGTGTCAAAAGTTTCAGATTCTCCACCTGAATAGCTTAACTCCGTCAATTGCGCGACGGCAGTGAAGGTGGATGAGATTTCTTGCTGCAGCACTGTCCCTTTGGAAGCGACTTTAGCCATTGGATTAACCTTTCAGATAGTTGTTAAACAGCGAGCTTAAATGCTAAACGCTTTGCGGAAGCCTTTGACTTTTATCTTCTTCTTCATGCCCTTAATGAAATGACGTTGCATTTGGTCAATCATCACTTTTTTCGCCTTACCTCTTGATTTCAACCAACCTAAACGAAGAGGTTGCGGAATAGTTCCTCTCTTCCCCCACATTCGTCCTGTATATCGACCTGTCGTCTTCTGAACCCGTTCCCCCGTCCCAATCGCATACCAGTGGATGTTATAGTTTGACATCCCGAGTCCGTACTTATTTCTGGTGCCGCTCTTATTGAATCGGCCAGGACGTCTTTTACCTACACCGAGACCAACCTTCGCATAAATATGCGTGTTTCGTTTTCGTCCTCGAGTAAACCGGCTCGAAACTGTGGCTGCGACACTAGGATGCTCACATTCTTTTTTAATCGCTTTCCTAACAACCGCTAAACCCTTTCGCATACCAGAAGCGACTGCAGGACGAGCGACTGAAGCGTTAATTTTGTGCAGGTTACGAATTGTCTCATTAACGCCAGTCATGTTCGCAAATTGCTCTGGGCCTTTAGCCATCACTCAATCTCCGCATCGGTAATGGTGCCGTCCGAAGTACTGTATGTGGCCAAATCGTAGACCGTCAGCGTTGAATCCGAGTCATTGAACAGATCAACAGTAGCCCCGCCCGAAACATTGCCTGACCAGATTGTGACCTCTGTACTATCAGTTGACCCTGGCTCACCAGCGCCCACGTTGAATGAGTCATAGGCAGCATCGCCGTTGCTCTGCGAATCATTGACCGTACAGTCGATCAAGTAGCTCTTTGCGGCTCCCACATCGTGGACGTTTCGATAGTTGCCGGTGTATGTGCCGTTATACCGGACAATCGTGACACTGCCTCCGGCTGCGCTGCCATTGTCTGCGACTGTGACCCCGTCGCCGTTGTCGGTCGCCGTGCAGTTGATCTCAAACGCAGACAGTGTGCCGGTATAGTCGAATCCGTCTCCTGGCCTGTTGGCTGTGTAGCAGTCCTCCAATATCACAACGCCATCGCCGGTGAACTGGCCGGCAACTGGTGCAGCGCTAACTGAGTTGGCGAACGTGCAATTTTTGAAATAGCGATTACCAGCAGAGCTGTTGACGACAGTATCGAATATTAAATTCTCACCATAAAAATTTGTGGCATAGGAGCCATTTGTCACAAACGTAGGAGATGCCAGCGTGGCATTTGCACCTGCTCCGCGATTAACCCCGATCAGTTGCATTGATGGAGCCATCGAGGAGTCATTCGTGTGAGTCTGCCCTCCGTCCAGATATATTCGCGGCACGACGCCGGCTGCGTTGGCTGCATCTACTGCCAGCCGGATGATCGATTTTGCATTTGCCCAGCTATCGCCGCTTTTAGTCCCTGCGCCTGGGTAGCTTACGTAGTAATCTTGTGTAGTAGCCGGCTTGTACTGTTCACGATCAAACGTGAGGTCGAACGACGAACCGTTGCGAGTAAACGTCGCGCCTTCGACTGCCCATCCGGACAATGCGGGAATTGTGAAAGTAGCGGCTGTATTTGCTGGGGCCATTTTCAGCTCCGCGCCAGACAGGTCAAAACCAGTTGGTTCTGAGACTTCATAAGCGGAAGCACCATCTTTGCGAGTGTGAATTCGATAAGCCGTTCTGGCGGTGTCTGACCAGTCCCACTCAGTCTCGCCCATGTCAAGAGTCTCGACAGTCCAAGTGTATGTGACCCCCTCGACTGTACGAACAATGACGTCGCCCGACTCTGGCGGAGCAAGGGTACTGAGATCAGTCACCTTGATCAGCCAGTCGGCCGCTTCGACAACCTGTTCCGCACCTCCAACATCAATATTCACCTTGGAAGTGCGGCCCTGTACCGCTTGAGAAATCGTCAACGTAGTCTCGCCGCGTGAGTAGGTCACCGGAGCACCGGCAACCTTCCTCACGGCTTTGAGACTAGCCTGAACAGCTTTTTCAAGCGGCGTACTCATTCGCTTACACTTCCACCGCTTCGGTGATAGTGATTGCATCAGTCGTAAACAACTCAACTCCAAACGCAGAGTTCGGGAATGGTGCAGGAGCACCAGTCGCGTTGGTAGCTGTGCGACTCTGTTGCAAGCCCTTCAAAATTGGACGATTGCAGACCATGAAGTCTGGTCCCATTCCGGAAGGAAACTCTGACAACAGGCTTGAAATCAAGTCGTCAGTCAGAGGCTTAGAGTCGGTCGTTTCGCTTAAGTTTGCGATTCGACCAGCGGAGTATTTACCACCCTGCTGCAGTCCGATGTACATCGAAGCTGGAGTGTAATACACAGGGTGATTACTGTCGTTTGCTTCGGTGATAATGGTGTCACCCAGCGTGATACCTCGACTGAAAGGTGTCACCAGACGAACATCATTGAAGCCAGTTTTGAACGCCCACAGTGAAGACTGCTCGCTGGCAGTTGTTCCACCACCACCAATGACCATGTCATCAGCCAGTGCGTCATAATCTGTGTTTGCCAAAAATCCAGCAAACCCAGCAGAGTCACCTGGAGATGTCACGCCGTAGATGATCTGCTGTTCAACCTTGAACAACGCAGATGCCAGATGACGAACTCCTTCGCGAGCGATCAGATCTTCTGGACCTTGCCGCCATGCGTTAGCAACTGCGTAGTCAACTCGATAAGAAAAATCGAGAATCGTACAGGTCGCAGTAACAACCGTATCGGTTGAGTGGTCATAGTCGCGACCAGCATTTGCAGCACGGAAACCAGTCACTGGAGCACCAGTATACTTGTTATATTTGTGCGTCTCAGAACCGTCAGAAGTATCACTGATTGGAATTCGTGCAACCAAAGGTGCGCCGTTCAGGACTTCACTCGTAATTGTTTTGTCAACATCAAGGGCATCCGCGATGAAATCGCCAACTGCCATAAGGTCATTAGCCACGTTAAAAACTCCTTATTCACTTTGTGAGTTAAATTTTAATCAAGCTGAAACTAGTTGTTTGCAGCTGTTCCGTTGATGCGAATTCTGTTGCGAAGAGTCTTTTCGACAGGTGCAGGCTCTTCGGTATCAATACCAAACTCAGCACCGTCGTCATCTCCTCGGTCCATCGAGGCGATAACTTCTTCAACTTCTTCAACCTTAGTTGTCAAGGTCACGATTTCGGCCTGCAATGATTCAAAGTGCAGTTCTAAAGCGTCTGCATACGGAACGCCTTCTGAGAACCATTTTGAACCAGACTCAGCACCGAATCTTTCAACATAGCGATCAAGTTCGGCTGCAAACGATTCCCGTGTAGGAACCTCGTCTGCTGGTTGTTCTGCGTCGGACACAAGGTCACCCACTTTCTTTTGAACTGAGAGTTCATGACGCTCAAGGAATCGCGTGACAAAGATCGCCATTCGATCAGCGTCAACACTAAAATGAGACGTGCTAGGTTTAGCGTCTGAAAGACCTAGCGCGTATTCCAATAAAGCCTCGCCTTCCTTTGCAGCTTCCTGACCTCGCTGAAACAAACCGTCTGGGTTTGCAGCAGGAGAGTCCACCACATCGGCTGACCTCAGCTCGTCAAGCATCGCATGCTTGTAATTGTTTTTGTTGTCTTCATCGGGTGAGACATAGCGGTTGCCTTGCGTGTTGCGAAACACATGGTCTTCCATCGCTTCCATGTCTTGGCTGAACACAATCGACAAGCCAAAATCTTCAGGAGTTTCCTCAGCCAGTGTCATCACGTAGTCGGCCAAGTCACCGTCTGGGGTTCTGGTCGCTGCTTTCTGGAAATGCAGGTCGGCAATCACCTGGTCTCCCTCAACGCGAGCGTCACGCACCCGGCCCAACTTCTGACCAGTGCCGTCGCTCGACAACCCCGGATGAGTAAACCGAGCTTTCATTCCACCCGTCGCGCTTGTCATGGCAGCTTCGTTAATACTGGCTGCAACATCAGACAAAAAGTCCTGATCGACCCAGACATCATGCCCCAAAGCTTCGCCACGGGTGATGATTGACAGGTCTGTGATTAACCCTGCGTCAAACATCCCAGCATCGCGAGACACTTGGGGAGAGCCTGTCGAAACACTGCTTCGGAAATGTGTCGGTTTATCTTTCGCTGGCATCAGTCATCATCCTCTGGAGATTTGTCATCTGACTCGTCTTCAACTTCGTCAACTTCTTCATCAACCTCTTCAGGTTGTTCTTCTTCAGTTGGCTGCTGCGAGTCAGCAGAAAATGTAATGTTTACGCCCATCTCTTCAGCAAACGCCTGAGCTTTTGCAATTTGCCTGACGTTATCTTCCCATTCGCCTCGACCTCGTTCGCGACAAACTCGCTGCGGAGAGTCCAGACCGGCACCAATTGCCATCAGGTCGCCTTTGATTTCTTTTGCCGGATCCCACCACGGCATCCCAATCGGAACCCACTCGAATGGAATGTCTCTAAGAGTCATTCCTTGGGGCAACCGTAGCTCGCCGTCTTGGATCCATAACTGCATTCGCCAGACAGTAATCCTGCGAAGTAAGTCCTGCAGGTCATCTCGTTTTGATTTACATGATCGGTCATACTGCATAAATGCAGCTTTGCTACCGAAGAAGTTTGTGAAGTCTTCACGGTAAAAACTGAACGGGATGTCGAGCGACTTAAGAGCCATCCCCAGAACCATGTTCAAAAACTCTTGAGTCGATGAACCGGGATTGTCGCTGGTCAGGAACTTAGCATCATCGCCGGGGTCCATTTCTAATTTGATCGGCCCCTTCCCAAAAGACACATCGTATCCGTCGCCGGTCTTAGTGTGTTCACCCATTCCATCAGACGAGGTATCAGTGATTACCATTGCAAACAGTTGCTCAACTTTGAGTTTTGCAAGTGCGTAGTCAACACCCTCGTAACAGTCTCGGTACGTATTAAACGCAGCGGCGAGCGGACTAATTCCCCTGACTTGATCAAAACGATCAAAGAACGCATGTTGCAAGATTGCACTGGAACGAACCTGCTTCTGAAACTCATACTGCCCAGCAGTTGAACGCTTGTGAAGACCCCAAGCTAACGCACGACCTTCGCTGTTAACCTTGCACCCATTCATCCAAGAATGATTGACTGATCGATCTGGCGGATCTTGAATCAAATCGCCTTCAACCGGCTGAAGCTTGCCACTTGATCGCTTAATCAGAAAGACATCACCGTCGATGGTGCGGCGAGCTTCGGCCATGCGAATAATACGAGAAAACGGATGCCGGCCTGCAACATCACAGTTTGCAGGTCGATCCCATTCTCGCATGAGTTTTTCAAGGGTTGTGTCAAACTCTTCGACTCCAGTGCGTGACTGGAAGTTGAATTGACTGACATAATCCAGATGCTTTCGCACAGCCCACGCGACTACTGAATAGTTTCGATTCAGGTCGCGACCAGTACTGACCAAAGCTTTTCGGTCACGATGCTTGAGCTGTTCTTCTTCGTGCTTAAGAACGGACGACGCAGCTTTGCGTTTGCCGCTGGTCTTAATCGCGTCATAACCACTGGAAAAGAACGAACCCATTCGCGTTGATAAGTCAGACATTAAAGGCATTTACATGCTCCCTGAAATATCAAAGCTCGACCAGCGAGGGCGAGTCTGCACGCCTTCTTCGGCGATCTGAATCTGCCGGCGAAGCTCTGCCAACTCAGATCGCAAGTCACGCATGTTCGCGAAAGTGGTTGACTGACCATCAACAGCTGTTTGCATTAAGCCAGCCTGAACAACCGATTCAAGGTCGTCGGCAGCTTGTTTCATTTCTGCGAGAGTTTGCGGCATTTGAGCATCCTCAGAAGACAAGATAAAACATGCAAGGAACTACGACGCGCCCTTAGGGCGAGACTTAGGGTTTAAATATTCAATGAATCTGTACTTGTGACCACAATTTGCACAGTTGCAATAGTTCCATTGAACCAACGTGTAACGAATGTTCCCCGGCTGCAGCGTCCCGTTGATGTACCGTTTGACTACTGACTGTTTTTTTGTGCGGTCAGTACAAGAGCACTTAGGGCAAGCTGCCGGCCTCACGTTGACACAATCAACACGAGCCTTTGTGGTCTTAGGTTTCTTTGCTGTCGCTTTTTTCGCCATTAGAGATACGCAACCTTTTTCTTTCGAGGTCTGGCAGGCTCGACTGGCTCTTGTGCAATCAAACTACACCCAAGCATTGACGCTGCTGCATGGCACCCGACCAAGCAGTCAAAAAAGTGATTGTCCTGCTGACGAGAGTTTGCCCATTCAATCACTCGGTTCCCGCTGGCAAGATCTTCAACTTCAGTCGGTTTCTCAGCAGTTAACTGGTCAGCAAACATCTGGTGGTGACGTGGAGTGCTCTTGTACAAATCCACTGATCCAGAATCGTCCGAAGGTGCTTCCAGACGCCTCATCGAAAAAGTCTTCCAGTGATTCACGTCAACATGCACTGACCGGGAATTGTCACGGTTCCGCACGACCTTCCAGTAAGTGCCAAACCGCTCATTCTTTTTTGCCTTGCCGTTGCACAGTGGCTGATTGCTTGCCCGAATACCTCGACCTTTCGACGGCATTAACACTGCTGAAAAATCAGACCGGCGACAAAATGATCTCACAATCTGTGTGTGCTCGCCGTCGCCTTCGTCAACCAAGATCCGTTCGGGCTGAAACTCTCCACCAGTTTCACCTTTCCAGTTCTGCATCATGTGTTTGGTGCAATCTTCCAATCCACGCAAGATCGCGGCTTCCAGCCCATGACCCGGATAACGCCGCTGCAAAGTCCGCTTGATTGATGACAACCGGGAATACCGCACGTTTTGATCTGGCCAGATGCCATAGTTAATCACGGTCCCGGCAAACCCTCTGCCGAATGCCATCACTGTCCACCAAAGACATTTCTGCGAGATGTCAATGAAGCCGACCAGCCGGTCATGCTCAACAGGAACAATCCCTCTCTTCACAGTTGAAGTCTTAGCAGTGATATCATCAGCCGTCACGCTTATCGGATTCGTCATCGACGCGATGTCTTCCGGCTGGTTTTGATATTCTGAGTTGAAGGCTTCTTCACCAATCTTAAGTTTCAGATTGTAAGCATGCTGAATGGCAGAGATTTCTGTATCTAAGAACCGTTGATCCCATGCCACTCGCGAACCTTTGTCCATCGCGTCCCGATTGTCACGGTAAAACATTGTGGCAGCGGTGCCGTCACCATCGTTTCGGAGTTCGCCGGCCCAGATGTCAGCATATTCATCCCACAGCTTTGTCGCAGTCGGCCATTCGTAAACCAACTGCGTTCGCTCGCCTCGCCATTCAGGATGCCGTTGCCGATCAAGTATTCTGTCAGCCATGTCACCGTATCGGATAACAGTGCAAGGCATCACGGCAGCGATAGGTTCACCAGGACCAGCCATTCCAAGCACGGCACCTGAGAGCAGTCGTTCTCGATAATCGTTCTGAGAAACAGATCTCGCGCTATCGTCGGTCTGAGGATCATCGATGACGACCAGATCCGGACGAATCGAATGACCGTCTGGAGTCTTAGTCTGCATACCACGAAGCCGGCCCGTCAAACCTACAACTCGCAAAGCCGCACCGCTTGCCTTGCTGCCTTTTATCGTCGGCAACACTACTCTGTCAGATGTCCATGTCATTTGAGTGCGTTCGCCATTGCAGGTTTGACCGTTGCAGCGATGGGCGATGCCTTCAAGAGCACGGATAGGAAAGATGACTTCCGGGAAATCTTCCAGCAGTAGTTCATTGTTTTCCATATCTGTCCGGAGAGCATCCAGCAACTCAAGTGCCGCCGTGGCTTCCGCACCGATCAACACAACGAAGGATCTGTGTGCGTACATCAATGCCCATTGGCAGGCGATATAGCACATTGTGGTTTTGCCCGACCCTCGAGGCATCGCGAGAGCAAACTGGTTTCCCCGTAACACGGCGGATTCCAGTTTGTCGATAGCCTTCAGGTGATCAGGAGACCATGCCCGCGAAAACAGATCCGTATGATACGACTCACAAAACAGCCGGAAATTCTTTTCGCATTTCTTTCGCCGATCAGGATTCGCGACATCTGGGATTTCACCAATGTCGCGACCTGCCGCTGACAGTTTGCGTGAAACTTCGGCACGGTATGCGTTGTCAACTTCATACCGTTTACTGTCTGATCTTGATTCTTTCCGTGGCATCTACGTTCCGATTGAAGTCCGGATCGGCTTCTTCGCTGGTGCTTGCTGGGCAGGCTCAAGAATGCTGAGAGCTTCTTTCAGTTCATTTCGATTGTGCGGTGCTCGCTGAGTCGCAACGTCAATCATGATTTTCACGGCTTCGTCTTTAGTCATCACTGATTCCTAAGCGGATTTGAGAGGATGAACACTGACACGGAACGGATGCGTTCGGATGATTGTGCCAGTGGCCAAGGTGAATTTGTGCTCGACTAAGTAGGTGACATCAGGATCCAGCAAGACCGTAGCGGCGACATCGTGCCGGAAATTGTATCCAGTCGTGTCTTTGATCCAGGCGGCATGAGTCTGGAGGGTATCGTAAATCACGCTGGAAACAGTGAGTGATGTCGCTCCGACATGTGCCGTCGTGCTGTCTTCAGGGTAGATCTGGTATTCAATCGAACTGACATCAGATTGAGTGAGGACAGTTCCAACCGTGTCAGTCACTCGAGCCAGCAGCGAAAACGCTGAATCTTCGTTCACCACTACGGTGTCTTCGTAGATCACTGATCACCTCCCATCTCGCCCGGATTAGTGCATGCCGCCCTGATCGTAATCTCAATGATGTCAATTGACCAGCCCAGCTGATCAACATGAATCATTCAGGCTCTGTGTGTAGTCATGTTGACAAGCAGCGAGCCTCCAAAAGTGCAATCAAAAAGACCTATATTTTTTCATAAATGTAAGGGTGGAAGGGGCGGTTTGAAGCTTAAGGGTGCACAAAAGGACCCCCCTAGGGGTATACGGGCGTACACCATTAGGGTGACTCAAATGATCACCATTAGGGTGACTCAAATGATCACTATTAGGGTGACTCAAATGATCACTATTAGGGTGACTCAGATGATCACCCCTAAGGCGTGAGCTGTGTGCCTGTGTGTGTGTGCCTGCCTGTGTGTGTGTGTGTGTGTGTGCCTGTGTGTGTGTGTGCCTGCCTGTGTGTGTGTGTGTGTGTGCCTGTGTGTGTGTGTGTGTGCCTGTGTGTGTGTGTGCCTGTGTGTGTGTGTGTGTGTGCCTGTGTGTGTGTGTGTGGAGGCTGCGGTGCGAAGCAGC